AAGCACTTGGATCTTGTCTAATGACAAGCTGCCCCGTACCAAAGTCTCGCTCTAGCCAAGACAGGTTGCTTTTAACCAGCATCGTTCTGCTTAGAAGTCTTGGCCTTTCATTTCTACCAACACGAGTTGGGCTGCCTAGAAGTGTGTTGTTTGAGTTAGTTCTAAAAACGATATTGTCTACCGCAATAGCACCACTTGGCTGATCTAGATTAAGTGGGGACACGATTGTTTCAATTGCCGACGCAGCAGTTTCTGTGTGATACTCCCAGTTTTCATTGGTCCCAAATGTAAAGAGAGTTCTACTTGCTCTACTGCCAGCTGCCTGGTTTACTCTACCAGGGTAAATGCCAACCTCTGTAATTTCATATCTTTCATCACTGGGGACTTCTGCTGTAAAAACAATATTTGGGTTGCCGTCATCGTCGTAAACAAAGCCTCTGGAAATAATTGGCATACGCAATGCTTCGAACTCTAGATTTTCTTTTGTTGCATAACTAGGAAAAGGGTCTCCAACGGCAAGTGGCTCTGCCCCTACACCAATCGCAATATGCGAGGCGTATGACTGAACCTGTCCCAATAGATATTTGGCAAGAATGTTTCGCCCAGTGTTAGTAATCACAAAATCCTCCTAGTATATTGTACCATTTTCCACAGATCCAGTTTCTAAGATTTCGATCTGGACCCTTTCATTAGTCTTCATGTTAGTCACATCAACGACGATATCTCCATTTTCTGGATCGCTATACACAATGTCTCTTGGTGGGGAAATGCTTTCAAGGTCAGAGAGGGCGGTTTGGTAATTAGTGTAACATGCAACTAGAGCATCGGTAACCTTGTCTAGTACTGGATAGCCAACGCATCCTGGATCTGAGTTTAGTGCCCCGACATAATACTGCAAAGGTCCAGTCCCTAACGATGGGACATGTGTAGCAAATCTAATGCCAAAGTTCTTGAATGTTTCTTCAATAGAGCCTGGTATTCTAATCAAGTTTTGTGGGTTGTATGTTTGATCAATAACAGAAGTATTAGATATAAGGCTATACGAGACATCTCTTCCGTTGATGAGGTCGCTTCGTGAAATATTAATTAATTCAATAGCCCCCACCTTTTCAAAAATTAAAGCGGTCATTACCTCTACAGGAACTGCTGAATCATCAAACTGAATTATGTCTGGTGTCGCTGGCTTTGTCTTTCTAAAGGTGGTGGGCAGCCTTGTGTCTTTTGACGGAGTTTCTGGTGTTGGAGCAATCTTGGGCCCGTCGCGGTCTGGCCTGTAAACTTTATCCATTACGCCTTCACCTCGCTAAGATAGATTTTCATTTCTGGACCTCGTGGACTACGCTTGTACTCAATACTATAAACAACAAACCTTGAATCTGCCGAGGCCATTTCTTCAAATTGATTACTGCTAGTAAAATTAATTTTAACAATATCCCCTAGCTGAATCATCGGATTGGAGAAAATATTAAGACCTACAGATTTTCTTGGTTTCATAATCTTGTTTACAAACCAGCCCATCAGATCTTCTGCGGCATCTTGGCTTTGAATGTATGACGCCTCTAATGTAAAGAACTTCTGACCCTGGCTTAGTCTACTTAATTTAATATCAGAGAACTGTCTTTTACTGACCAGTGGGGCTTGAACATTTGTGTCCAAATTAAAAACATTTTCATCAAATGAGGAGATTTTTTCGAAATACTGATCGACACTAAGCTCATGCTGAGACTCTTGAGTAAAAGTAACTCCCTGTATTCTTAAGTAATTACCGCTAGTAGAATCTAGATTAAGGGTTGTGTCTGTATTGTTAAAGACCAAGAACTCTGCCCCGTAAGAACCAGCAACAAATCCAGAAACCGTGTAGCCCTTAATTTTATTAAAGGTAGGTGAAATCTGTGCAGAAAGGGCAGGATATGCTTTGTCGTACCTGACATCAAAGTATGAGGCCTCTCTCATAATTGTGCCAAACTCTTCATAGTAAATATTATATTTGGGTGGCTCATTTTGACCAATACCGCTTAGATATGTTGATTGAATAAGTCCACTCATTGCATACTTTTGGAAAGACTTGTTTGCAGTAATTTCTTCAACACCGAAGACAGCTTTGGCTGGAGCCTCTAAGCTAAAGGTTGTGTTTTGGCTGTAGTTATCTGCTAGAGCATAGATGTTCTCAAACATGCACTTTGCATTACCCCTGACAAATAGTGCCATGTTGTTGTAGATTGGTAGGGGACTTAGGTCCGTCGCGGTTCCTACCTGAACATTGTTAACGTAAAGGTAGAATCTACGACCACCCTCAAAGTCTTCGTATTCTACAGCTAGATCATACACCGTTGGATTTGTCTCTGCTGCCATCCTCGACTGGCCAGTAAATTTTCCGTCGTCGGTCTGGATGTTTCCAATACCAGCCCATAGTCTAACTGGAATTGCTGCTGCTGTGCTGTCTGGCGCGGCCTGATTCCTCATCAGCTTATAGAAAACCATATTGTAAATAGGGGTTTCGCCTTCGGAGTCGTTGGTTGTACTAAGAGAAATAATTTCAAAGTAGTAGCCATTATTTGTTTCTGGATTAAGCATGACACCCAGACCACCAGACGAACCAGATATTGAGGGAGATTCTCCAGTTTTAATATTGCTTAAATTGTAGTATACTGATGATCCCTCTGGGGACTGCCCCCTGTATTTGCTGTTTTCTACCTTGCCAATAATTCTCATTCTTGTGCCGAAATGCTTAAACTTTTTATCAAGCTGCTTGTATACATAGGTGATGTAGTTGTTGGGTCGTTTGTTTGATGAAGAAACGTTACCCTTAAACACAAAAGCGGAAGACTGAACTGTTCCTGGCTGCTGAAAATTAGTTGTGACCTCTTCAATGAATCTGTTTGCAAGCATGTCCTTAATAAGTCCAGTTCTGATACTACTCTTTTGAATGGTGTTTTCTTCTCCAGCAACACCCTGAACAACTTCTGGCACATCACTATAAAATTCTAGATTAAGATATAACGTTTCCCCTTCTGGCACATTAAAGTCGCTTAGCGGTGCACTCAAAGTAATTGTGCTTGACTCTGTGTTTATCTCAGAAATCACTGTTCTTGGTGGTATTTCGTTTCTTTGAACAGCAAGTTCAAATTGACCTGGTGCTAGCGGAGCTTTTCTAACAAACATCCCGACGCTTAAGGCGGTTGGCGCGTCAACAACGAACACTGCGGATGGATCATTAGAGCTTAGCTCTGCATTTTCAACTATAACAACATCTTGAGGATCTAGGAAGGCATATTTTGAATCCATAAAGCAGCTACGCAAATAAGAGGCACTGGTCCAGTAATCAGATAGTCCAGCATTATGTGCAACAATTTCTGTTCCAAACTGCCCCCTACCGTGCTTAGCTACTGGTCCGTCAGACAGCAGTGCTGTTTCTGGAATCTCTACGTAATTTGGCTCGGCGTAGATTCTTACAAGACCTGTGGGATACATTTTTCCATTAAATGGAATCTTGGCAAAGTACTTTTGATATTCTTGTGTGCTAGAAATCCAAACATTGTCGTCATCAATACCCTCGGACAGCCTCTGCTCAAAAGACAGACCAGGGATATTATACTGAATGGCATCAAATCTAATAATTTCACCGTTAGCAAAGAAGTAACCTTTATACCTTGTCATCCAATATATTGCATCGCCAAGATCAATAGTGTTATTAATGATTCTTCCATTTAGTACGGATGGTGGACTGCTAGACAAATCTGAGTTTAGGGGTATAGCTGCTAGCGAGTAGCTGCTCTGTGTTCCAACCTCTTCATTGGCAGACTTGGTGTTTGTTTCCCCAGTAACTTCCCAAAGTAACGCTGGCTTGTAAATCCAAGTCCTATCCCTATCTAGCAAACTGCCCTGCTTAATTGTTGCGAAGGATCTTTGAATAGATCTAGTGGTGTAGTTAATTGAACCGCCATTATAAATCTTATTGTCTTGAGTTGAAATGTCTAGAATATTGGCAAGCTTTGCGTTTTGTGATTCATTCTTAATTAGGTTGTTTTCTTCTAGATCTTTTGTTCCGTATAACTCAATGTCCGTAGGTCTTTCTTCTTCGGTTGGCATGATGTAGTTTTTGCTCATCATAATAAAGTTATTAAGCTCATCAAAGAACATTGCCGTTTGGGTTGATCTAGCAATTTCATTAAGCACTTCCGCTACCGATGAGTCTGGCTCTATAAAGAAGTATGGAATAATGTCTTCTTGCTCATTGGCGTTTCTCTTAAATGAATAGTTTGAAAAACCAATAGAGTCTAAGAGCAGAGAGACGGCTGAGCTAACAGATGCATTTTCGATCAGCATTTGTGGGGCTATGGTAGATTCTAGATAAAAGAATAAATCTCTTAACTCCAATGAAGCCATGCGGTCTGAGCTATTAAGACTAGGCAACTCTTCTGAATACATTGTTTTCATTGGCACGTAATAAAAACCAGAGTCTGGAACATTGATTATTTCATAAAATTTAAACTGTATATTTTGTGACAAGAACTGGGAAATGATGCTGTTAACATTTTCTGGGAAAAACGCTTGGTCATAGTCGAACAACTCTACAGATCCCGTAGAGGCCAAAAGCTGTCCCACTGGCATACCACTGATGCCAAGGTCAGAGGCATTCTTACTGAGGCTAAACTGAGTTACTCTTTCGGAAACATCGACTGTAAGCCTTGGGGAAAGCTCGATAAGGTCAAAGGTTGAGTCAAAGGTATTCATTGTTTCTACAACAACTCGTAGCCCCTTAATATACTGAAACTCTCTATAGTATTGCTGACCATTGCTTGCCTTAATAAATGACGGTGGGTTGGTTAGATTGGTGACAAACCCAGTATTGGCTACAACATCTTCCGTGTCAATTGACCAGTAGTATTCTGCTGGCACGGTAATGTAATCATTATTTTCTGCAATATACAAAACCCCAGCGTCGTCTCCAGCAGCAACCAGGTAGGCTGATCCATTTTGCAAACCACTGGCAGAGGGCACTAAGGCCGATGAAGAATATTGCTCAATAAGTGCAAAGCTGTCTCTATACTTTTCTGGAACCTTTAGCCCATAAAACAATTCTACATATCCGTCTTCTCCAAAGATAGGAGAGCCGTCTGATCTTGTAGATGTTTCGTCAAAGGAGGCTATGCTAATCCAGTTGTTAGATGAGTCTAAATATTGCATCTGCCATTTGGATGGCACAGTTTTATTTTCTTCTCCATAAAAAGGATCTTGAATTATAGATCCGTTATTCTGAAACGGACCCATGTCTATTTCACCAACGTTGGTTTGAACTTTAAGAACAATCCTGTTGGCTGGAACCTGATCCTTGTACACAACAAAAGGGGCAGCGTCATCAATGTAATACTGATTATTTAAAAGCTGATTTGCAATTCCTCTTTCAATACCCTCTTCTGTTCTGTAGGAGGTCCAATACTTAAACGGATCTTCTTTACTGGCCATATAGTA